TAAAAGAACAGATAGTACTGTTAAAATATGTTTTAAAAGTTTTGATTGGTTTTTTGAGAAATACAATGTAGATAGGAAGTTGTCTTATTGTAAAGCAGTTCCTTATTCTATTAGAACAGCTGATAGAGAATCGCAAATAGCATTTCTTCAGGGTTATTTCGATGCTGATGGTACAGCCGATCTAAAGACCGGTGGTGTCTCGTGCTGTTCTGTTTCTGATAAATTATTACGTGAAATTCAACTTATGTTGTTGAATTTTGGTATTGTTAGTAGATTTAGGGTTAAGAATACTAAATCGGAATTTGGAAAAGCTTATTTGTTGGATTTCTTTTCTGAAGATGCTTATAAATTTAAAGAATTAATTGGTTTTAGATTGAAGCGTAAGCAGAGTCTTTTATGTAGCTATTTTGAAAATAAAAATCTAAATGTTAATAAAGATGTTGTTCCCCGTCCTGCCTTAGAATTGTGTTATAAGATTACCAATTTTTATCATAACACATATAAAACATCAAAAAAACCCAGTTTTAGAATAAGGATTTGTAATAAAAAAGAACTATCTTATAGTAGATTACATAGATTTATTTGTCAATGTAATGAAGTAGAGAACGCAGGTTTTTCTCTTGACAGTGTAAGGAACGAGATAAATAAATTATATAGTATATTAGATACTAATTACTATTTCGATACTGTTACTTCTATTGATGTTTGGCAGGGTGATTGTTATGATTTCGAAATGGATATGTCTGGAGAACCTAATTATTTTTCTAGTGGTTTTATAAATCACAATACGTTTTTGTTAGGAACTTTATCTGCTTTAAGTTGTATGTTATATCCTGGTTATAAGGTAGGTCTAATTGCCCCGGTTTTTAGGCAAAGCAAAATGATCTTCGGTGAGGTTGAAAAGCTTTATGCAAAATCTGCTTTGTTGCGTGAGGCGTGTGAAAAAAAGCCCATTAGAGGTCCTGATTCGTGTTATTTGAAGTTTAAATCTGTAGGAGGTAGTAACCCTTCTTTTATTGAAAGTTTACCACTTGGGGATGGTACGAAGATTCGTGGTTCGCGTTTCTATCTAATAGTTGTGGACGAGTTGGCCCAAGTACCAGGCCAAATTTTGGACATGGTTGTTAGGCCTATGGGGGCTACTACTTTAGAACCAATGGAAAATGTTCGTAGGTTAGAACGTCAAGAAAGATTGATAGAAATAGGTTTAGCTACAGAAGATGATTTTGAAGACACAAAAATTAATAAAATGATTATGACTTCGTCTGGTTATTATAAGTTTAATCATATGTGGCACCGCATGAAAGACTATTGGGATCAGATGGATCGTCATGGGGATAAATCACAATACAAGGTGTGGCAAGTACCTTATTGGGATTTACCAAGAGGCTTTCTTGATGAAAATAATATCAAAGAAGGTGAACGTATAATGTCGTCCGCAGAGTTTTCCATGGAGTATGAAGCCGCTATGGTTTCTGATTCTGAGGGATTTTTTAAGGCCTCTATGATCGAGGCTTGTACTGGTGATTTTGGTTTAGAGGTTCGGGGAGAACCTGGCGCTGAATATATAGTTGGTATAGATCCCAGTCAAGGCGGAAAAGCAAGTTGTGGTTTCGTAATAATAAGACGCGGCGACCCTAACATGATTGTTAATGTTCTGGATATAAAGAAAAAAACCACTCAGGATTTGACTATGTTGATTCAAGCTATTTGTGATTCGTATAATGTAGTTAGGATATTTATGGACAAAGGCGGCGGCGGTAAAGCTGTAATGGATTTGTTAGAAGAAGGTTATGGTGGAAGTGAGCCTATAATAGACAGAACAGATAAAGATAAAGTTTATTTGAAAGGCCGTCATATTCTTGAAATGGTTAACTTTAATCCCTCATGGATAACTGATGCTAATTATAGCACGTTGGCTTTGTTGGAAGATAAGAAACTTTTGTTTCCGGAAACTCCAGTAGATGGTGCTGATGCTTTAGATAAGATATACAAAAACATAATGACTTTAAAAAAACAAATGTTAAATATAGTCGTTACTCAAACGGGATCAGGTGCCCTGCATTTTGATACCCCCAAGAAAGGTCAAAATAAAGACTTATATTCAGCTTTGATTCTTGCCGGTCATGGCTGTAAAATTGTGGACAGGGAGTTAGGAGAAGAGCCTGAACCTTTATTGTACCAAACAGGAGGTTATGTACAAGACCGTGCGCCCAATGCCCCATGGAGATTTTTAGGTGCAAATAAATCTCTTACTGGGAAACCTACTGATGGTTTAGTGGGTTACGCTATATTAAAAAACAGACGAAAACTTAAGTAATAAACTAACCTACTTATTTATAGAGAACTATACTTACGATATAGTGTCAGGGAGGTGTTTTTTATGTCTGATGATATAGTTCATAAATGCACTTGTGGTAGGGTTTGTCCTATATGTAAGGGGTTAAAACGGGAAGAACTTTCTGTTTTTAATAAAACATTTTGGGATTTATTCCTACAAAAGATGCTACGAAATTTAGCATCTATGAAGTTCCAATGGTTGTTACTTTTATATGGCCCGGTTGTCTGGGGTATGTTTAATCTCATTCCTGGTACTAAGATACCTTGGATATCAGCCACCGAGGGTTTATCTTTTCTGGGCGGTGGATTTATTACATTAGCTTTGGGCCGTATTTATGCTAAGACAAAACTTAAAGAAAACGGTGATAATGGTAGTGTAGAGTTAGATACAGATCGATAAGGAGATGCGTTATGTCGAATGATACTTATACAGATTTTCAGCCAGGTCCTTGGTGGGCTACTGTTTCAGGAGCAGGTACTTCTGACGCCGCTGTAGCTTCGTGGGCAGATGATTACACTAGGCATAGAACGGGGATAGAAACTACTTTTTCTGGAGTGGATTCTGTTATTGGGAGAAGAGAAAGTATTCAAGATGTAAATCCATAAAAGGAAGAATTAAATGAAAAAACAAGATATAAATAAGATCACAAAGGATCTTCAGAAACAATATCCTGATATAGGTATAAAATCTATAGAGGTGGATAGTGCTTCTGGAAAGTCGACTTTTTATTTGGATCCTAAACCCAAAACGTTGGCTTTTCTAGAACAAGGTGGTGTAGTTCCAAAGGCCTTTAAGAGTAAAGCTTCTGTAATAAATAGAGATATCCTCGATAGGAGTTTTTTAGATCTTGCCAAGAAGGATCCACTTTCACAAACCCCACAAGAACAATTTAAGAACGCTATAGATTATTATAACACCGTTCCTGAAATAGGAAGTACTATTAACATATTGGCAGGGCTTGCTTCTAAGGGTTTTGAGCACGACATCGATGATTCAAAAATAAAGAATTTTTTCGATGTATGGGCATTTGATGTAAGGTTCCATGAAGTATTGGATTGGATATACTTAGATTTCTTTAAATATGGTCATGTAACTACTTATAAAGTGTTGGCTAAATATGAACCCAGGGTATCTCATTTATCTCCTATTCCCGGTCAAAAATTAAAGAAAGCTACAGGCGCTAAGAAGAATATTTGGTCTAAAGGACACTTACCGGTAGGTTATACTATACTTAATCCGCAACTGGTAAATATACAGGGCAACTTACTGTTTGATAAGGTTAGTGTTAAACTTACTCCGCCGCCAGAATTAACTGAATTATTGAAGAAACCTACATCAGAACTGACCGAAGACGAGAAGATGTTGATAAAGTCTTTACCTTCTGATTTAAAAGCTGCTGCTGAGGAAGGCAAGGAGTTTCAGTTAGATTCAAGGTTGGTGGGATCAGTTGCTTACCGTAAAATGCCTTATGAACGATACGCTAAGCCGAGATCATTTAGGTTATTTGATACTGCTGAGTATAAAAAATCACTGAGAGAGGCTGATTTAAGTACTCTTGATGGTATTACCAATTACATATTAAAAATTACTATAGGAAGTGACGAATACCCAGTAGTAACTCAGGAAGAGTTGGAAGCCGTATCGCAGTTGTTTAATACTTCTGGTAAATCGTTTAATGTGGTTTGGAACCATACATTAGAGGTAGAGAAGATAGTATCACCTGAAATAGGTGAGGTGTTAGGCCAGGAAAAATATGGTCAGGTTAATGCTGATATTTCTTCGGGATTAGCTGTGGCCCGCGCTTTGATAGACGGTTCTGGTGATTTGAACACTGCTCAAGTACAGTTGGCCATTAAAGGTATTCAAGAGGAAATAGATTATGCTCGTAGGCAAGTTACAAGGTGGATATACGGTGAATATAGACAAATAGCCGAGGCCATGGGCTTTGATAGGTTTCCTAAGATTAGATGGGATGATAGTGTACTTAGAGACACCGTAATGTACATGAATATAATGTCACAGTTGGTAGATAGGAGGATGTTAAGTTACCAGACGGCTCTTGAAGAGCTAGGTTTTGATTATGCTACAGAGCTTGCTAATATGAAAAACGAATTCGAATTGGTGGAGTCTGGTGTATTTGGTATAATTGGATCTCCTTGGCAACAAGCAAAAGGTATGGGTATACAAGATACACAAAGAGCTCCTACAGGTACTCCATCTCAAGGCAGACCTAAAGGTCAGCCAGCTAAAACAAAACAACCACAAAGTCCTAATAAGAAAAATACTACAAAAGTAAAGAAAACAACTAAACCTCAGGCAACACCTGCTCAAAAATCAGCATCACTGATAGAGGTAGTAAAAGATATGCCTGAAGAGGTTTTTACTGAATTTATATATGAATTAGCTAAAGTTAGAAGAGAGAGCACCGAAGAAGAGGATTAAAAATAAGAATCGGGAGAATTTAAATGGAAAAACTTTATATTGAAGCTGACATTAAGCTGGAAGAAACTACAGAAGAATTACAAAAGGCTTTTGCATCTGTAATTGAGCTTCCAAAGACTGAAGACAAACAACCAGATCTTCAGTACTTTTCAGCTATTTTTGTTTCTGCTGGCTGTAATTTAAATAACGCGTATTTCCTGCCTTCCGAACTTGTTAAAGCTGAGGACACTATTGTAAGTAAAGCTCTTGATGTAGAACATACAGAAGACGAAATTATAGGTCATATGTATGATAGAGCTTTTATAGATGGCGAGCATAAAAAACTTAGCTTAAATGAGTTAGCCAATAAAGAGGCGGCTAGTCTTAATACTGAAAATAAGGACATGCACGTAGTTATTGCTGGGGTAGTATACAAAAACAGATTTCCTAATGTATCTAAAGAAATAGCTGAAGGTAAATGGAAAGTTAGTATGGAGTGTTACTACAGTAATTACGATGTTAAGGTGGGGAATATTATTATGACCCGTCGAGATGCCGAAGCTGTAGGGTTGGCAAATACTGACAAGCTCTTTGGTAGGATGGCAAAAGTGATAAAAAAAGGCAAAGAAATTGCTTCTGGAAAATTAGAACGTGTGTTAAGAGGTATTACGTTTTCTGGTTGTGGTATTGTAAAAAATCCAGCCAATCCCCCGTCTGTTGTGTTAGAAACGGCTAATGTTTTGGAGACAGATGATAGTTCAAATAATGAATGTAAAGAAGTAGTTGTAATTGATTACGACTTGTTAGATCCTGCGAATAAACTAACCTCTTCTAAGATAGACGCAGATGATTCTGTAATTACAGACCCTTCTGCTTCACATGTTAATGATACAGAAACCAGTGACAAGGAATCTGCACTTCAATCAAATGACATAGGTATTTGCGTTAATTACAAACGTAGATTAGATACCGGTAAAGAAGATAGTGTTAAAGAAGATTGGTGTACAGCTTATGATACAGGGTGTACATCGTTTTCTAGAGATACTACAGATCCTGATTGTTTGAGAAATTCAGTTAAAAAGGTAGCTACGGCCCACGTTAAAAACTTAATGGAAAAAACTAATAAGAACGATAGGCAAGCCGAGTTAACTAATAAATTGAAAGATATTCTAGACAAAGTTGGAAAACTGAATTAAAAGCTGCTTGACACGAGGCAGTTTAAACTAGATCGTAAAAGGAGGCAATTATGCCGAGTATAAACATTGGACAGCAAGGAACTTTAAAAAGTATTCCTAAGATTACTCGTATTAATGGTGATGACGCATTGTCCGTTATTTATCGTAATATGGGTAACAACCACGCATATCCTTTTGTGTGGGCAGAGACCGTTACTTTTAGTGGTGCCGGTACTGTAACACTGATTAGTGGAGTTAAATTTCATGGCATGGCTGCTGCATCCTATTGTAAAGTTACATTAGGTCCTCAGGCTACAGGTATGAATCCTTATGTTACTAAGGATACTGGTACCAACAAAATTGAAATTACTTCAAGTGCGGCTGGTTCTTGTGATGTCATGGTCATGGTAGGTATTGGACCTGATGTTAGTACAATAGCTTGTCGCGGTAATACTGGAGCAGCGCAATCGTTGCCCTAATATTATTTGATTAAGTTTAAGATTGATTTAGGTATTTGGAAAAGGTAGTTAAAATATTTAATTTCATTCAGGTTGGAAAAATAAATATCTCACCAAAATTTATAGGAGGTATTACTTTATGAATGAAGAACTGAAAAGAGATGTGGAAAAGTTAGTGTCCGAAATCTTTTCTCAGAAAGAAGAAGCAGAACAAAGAGCCGAGACTGAAAAAGCTCTTAACAAGTCTGCCGAAGCTATTGTACAGTTGACAGAGGATCTGGAAGCTAAGAATACCGAGCTTTCTGAAATGGCAGGTACTGTTGAGACTTTTGAAAGTAAGATTGATGAGTTGACTTCTGAGCTTGAGGCGGCAAAGAAGGAAACCGAAGAAACGGCTGGAAAGCTTACTGAAGCTGAGAACACAATTGAAGAAATGAAGAAAGACAAAGCTGCTGAAGTTCGTATGGCTGAATTGGTTGATACGGGTATAGCTCTTTCTGACAAGGCTGCGCAGGTGGCTAAAATTCGTGATATGAGTGACGAAGACTTTACCAGTTATAAAAATGAGTTGGCTGCTCTTAGGGCCGCAGTTGAGGCCGAGCTAGCCAAGAAGTCTAAAGACACCGAACCGGTCGTTGCCGATGGTAGCGCTGCTGATACGGCTACAGTTACTGATGGTGATGTTGACGTTGATGTAGATACTGATACAGCCACAGTTGACGATGGGGATGATGATTTGGCCCCTGCTAATGTAGATCCGGACGTTACGGCTACGGCGGCTATGAATTTGGAAGTAAATTATTCTAATGATGACTTTTTGTCGAAGTATGCCGCCCTTGGTAAGGCTTTGGCAGAGAAGATCAAAAACGAAAGATAAGGAGGAACTGGGAGTATGTTTAGTCCAAGACATCCTGTGGTTTTAAATCAATTTTGTAGTTATGGCGCCCAAACAGTTACGTCTACCGCTGGAGTGGGTGGTGTTGTGGCATATGCTGGTTCTGTTGTTTATCTG